AGTCAAAACCCTGGGATGGGAAGAATCTTGTGATTGTCGGATTCAAATATCCAATGCGATTGTTCTAGATCCGTTCATGGGGTCCGGGACAACCGGCGTGGCGGCGATCAAGCAGGGGCGGGATGTCATTGGCATTGAACTAAACCCGGAATACGCTGAGATCGCCCGCAAGCGATGCAATTCAGCCGAGCAGACCAAAGGATTTTGTTTGTGATTGAGCGAGCCAAACCCAAGCCCTACCAAAAGGACGGCGTCGAGGACATCGAATGTTTCGAAGGTCGTGCCCTACTCGCCGATGAGATGGGCCTCGGCAAAACGCTCCAGGCCCTTTGGTTCCGCGCCAGGAACCCCCAGATCAGCCCGACCGTCATCGTGACGCCCGCTCATCTGAAATACCAGTGGGAACGCGAGGCGGCCGTCCACACGGACCTACGGTATGACATCGCCGAGGGGCGGACCCCACCCAAGCATCCGCACCATCGCCGGGATGGTATTATCATCAATTACGAGATTCTGCACTGGTGGCTCCCGTACATCAAGGAGCATGTCAAGCCTAAATCGATATTTTTGGATGAGGTTCACTATATTTCCAACCCCAAGGCCAAAAGGTCGGCGGCCGTCCGAAAACTCTGCAAAAATATCGATTCGGTAGTTGCAATGTCCGGGACCCCGCTGGTGAACCGGCCTTCTGAACTTTGGCATACGCTTCACGTTATTCGCCCGGACCTATTCCCGTCTTTCTGGTCATTTGCCCATGAGTACTGCAAGCCGCGACTGAAGCGGTGGGGGTGGGATTTCAGCGGCGCGAACAACCTACCTCAGCTTCATAAGATGCTGAAAACGTATCTCATGATCCGCCGCCTGAAAAGCGACGTACTCACCGACCTGCCGGCAAAAATCAGGTCGGTAGTGCCCATCGAAATCACCGACCCCGGGGAGTACAAGCGGGCGGCCGAGAACTTTTTATCATGGCTAAGGATCAAAGACGCCGCTGCCGCCGCCCGGGCAAGCCAGGCCGAAAAACTCACGCAGGTCGGCTATCTGCTCCGCCTCGCCGGCAAGCTGAAATGCAAGGCCGCCGTCACCTGGATCAACGATTACCTCGTTGAATCCGATGAGAAAATGCTTGTATTTGGCAAGCATCAGCAAATGATCAAAGCCCTCGAAAAGAAAATCGATGCTAAACATGTCACAATCGATGGTAACGTAGGGAAGCGCGAGCGGCAGGCCAGGGTCGATCAGTTCAACGGGGACCCCAAGACTCGGGTCCTAATCGGGTCAGAGGCGGCCATAACGGGCCTCAACCTGACGGCGGCCTCGACCGTAGTATTCACCGAACTGTTTTGGCGCCCGGGGGACCATACCCAGGCCGAGGACCGGATCCATCGGATCGGCCAGGAAAACACATCATGGATTTACTACCTGGTGGCCAACGGAACCATTGAGGACCGGCTCTGCGAACTAATCCAGGGCAAACAAGAGGTATTATCGTCCGTACTTGACGGGGGCGAGATCACGAACCAATTATCCGTATTTAGCCAATTACTCGGGGAGATCGAAGTTGCCCAAAGATAAATACAGGCTTCCGCGAACGCCGGCCGAGGCGATGAACCAACCGTCGCCCGATCACGCCGATGCCATCCAAACGATGCTACCCCAGCTACTCCTCGCTATTGTGAAAAATAATGGCGGCGAAATGGCCATCCCGGTCGCCGATGTAGATGATACCGCAAACGAGAATCTAGCATTCTGCGCGGCCAAAATAGACGGGGTCGATCACTTCAAATTCACAATCGTAAGCAAAGCAGGTCAAGGGTGAAAGCTAAAAAATCAGAAAACAGCAAGGTCACGATTGTCACTAATGACTCCGGGCTTCGTGAATATTTCGTAACTGAACATTCCTGTCCGGGTTGTGAGTGCGCTATTTACACGTGCTCCTGCCCAAGTTTCCAAATGGGAATTTCCAAAGGTGGCGGAAATCCATTCAAAACTCCCTGCAAACATATCGACTTTATCAAAGAATGACCTCATTTGTTGAGATTCTCCAGGAGGCGGGGGTCCCGGTTGCCTCCGGCGACCATCGCCATTCTCGCGATAATTGGGTCCAAATCGACTGCCCTTGGTGTGGCCCCAATAGTGGGAAATTTCACCTCGGGTATAACCTGAGCGGCCAATACTTGAACTGTTGGCGATGCGGCAAAAAGGACCTCGCCAAGACAATCCAGGCCCTCACCGGCGCCGATTGGCACGCAGCCAAGGACCTAATCCGCCAGATCCCGCGCGAGCGGGGCGCCGTTAAGATCCACCACGGCAACCTCCAAAACCCGCCCAGGGTCCAACCCCTGATGCCTGCCCACCGGGATTACCTTGTGGGCCGTAACTTCCCGAACTGGCAAGAGTTGGTCGACCTATGGGACCTCCAAAGCATCGGCATATCACCAAAATTAGGTTGGCGGCTCTTCATCCCAATCTACCACCAGGGCCAGCAAGTCTCATGGACGACCCGGTCCATCGGCGCCGAGGCCCGCCTACGGTACATCAGCGCCGACCCCGGGCATGAAAGTATATCCCATAAAAAGATCCTCTACGGTGAGGATTATTGCCGCCATGCGTGCATCATAACTGAGGGACCGCTAGACACATGGGCCATCGGACCCGGCGCCGTGGCGACCCTTGGTACCTCCTACTCCCGGTCCCAATTGGCCGCCCTCGCCAAATACACGGTCCGCGCAATATGCTTCGACGCCGGCGCCGAAGAAACGGCATCCCGCCTGATGTCTGAACTACTCCTCTTCCCCGGCGAAACAATCAATATCCGGCTGGAATCGGGAAGCGATCCGGCGTCCGCCGATAAGGAAGAAATACAAGATGTCCGCGATCTAGTTTTCGCCATGTAGGAGCTCATATGGATGGATTTTTGGAATCTGAGGGCGCTAAGGGAAATTTTCACATATGGTGCGCTGAAAGGCTTGCCCAATGCATCCGCAGCCTGACCGGGTATTCCCGCCCGATTGGCATTGGGTCATGGGCGCGACAGCTGAAGAAAATCGAGGCCACAGAAGACGAAATCGAGGAGGTTTTGTCTTGGTACATCGATAACGCAAGAATCAGAAAACTACCCAGGGTCGCCTCGGCCCGAACATTTGTGACCAATTACCAGGCCATCAAAACGGCCATGGAAACCACCGCCGACCCTACTGACATGGCCCGAAAAATCTCCCTACGGCTTGGCAGCTTGAGGTGGGCCAGGTTTTGCCGGAAGGATGAACTACAAACCATTCAGTTATCACTTGACCGATACAAGGCCTGGCGGCATGAACTGGCCCGATTTTGTGAATCCTCAGATAATTGGATGCGGGGCCTGGGCCTCTACGTACACAGTTTGGCGCCGCCCGCCGATCTATTTGTAGAACAGTGGATGATCGTATCCCACCGGTATTTCATGACACGCCGGTCTTGGCGAGGCGATCTCACCAATCTCGCCTTTTCAGAATCAAATCCAAGATTTACGGAAATGTGCGAAATGTGGACCATGGAATACATGGGACCCGGCGATCATTGGCTCCAACTGAAACGGTTTATGGATGAAAGTCGACAGGCGGTCGGGGGATGATGAACGCCGTATTCTAACGGCGATGATTCTGGATAGGTCCACTCTCAGTACAATATCATCCAAATGGTCAACGGGGATGTTCGAATCCCCCTGGGCCAATCTCATCGCCCAGTGGTGCGTCGATTATATCCGGCAGTACGAAGCGCCGCCCGCCGCCCTCATCCAGTCGATCTTCACCGCCTGGGCGGACACGGGGGGCAAGGACGAAGCCACCGTCGAGATGATTTCCCGGTTCCTAGACGGGCTGTCCCGGGAACACGGCGATGACGAAATAAACAGCGATTATGTGATTGACCTCGCATCCCGCCATTTTAATAAGGTCAAAATCCGGAGCCTAATCGACCTCGCCCAGGCTGATATCGATGCGGGGGATGTGGACGCCGCTGCCAATGAAATCATGGGGTTCGGTAGAGTCGAGCTCGGGGCGGGGGCCTGCGTAGACCTATTCCAGGACAAAGCGGCGATCCAGACGGCCTTCGAAGAATCGTCCGAGGGGATAGTCAAGTATGAGGGACCGCTCGGGGAGTTTCTGAACCCGATGCTGACCCGGGATGCCCTGGTCAGTTTTCTAGCGCCGCCCAAGGCCGGCAAAACCTTCCTGCTACTCGACCTAGCATTCCGCGCCGCCATTCAGCGGAAGCGGGTCGCCTTTTTTGAGGTGGGCGACATGTCGCAGAACCAAATTATCAAACGGTTCATGGCTAGGATTACTCGCCACCCGATCCTGCCTCAGCTAGCGCGCCGCCCGCGTTCGATGAAACGGGACGACGATGGGCTGATGACCGTGAAGCATGTCGAGAAGTATTTCGACACCGGGCTCAACTGGAAGGCCGCGTGGGAGGCCGCCCAGGCGGTTCAGACGAAGCAAATCCGGTCGGCGGCGTCCTACTTCAAGCTTTGCGTCGAACCTAACTCATCCATCACGGTGAAGGGCATCGAAACCACCCTGAAAAACTGGGAACGGGACGGGTGGGTCCCCGATGTAGTGGTCATCGATTACGCTGATATTCTAGCGCCGCCGCCAGGGATCCGGGACGGCCGTGAGCAGATCATCATGACGTGGCGACATCTACGCGCCCTTAGTCAGACCCTACACTGCCTCGTAGTTACGGCCACGCAGTCGGACGCCGAGGGGATGAATACCGGGACCCTTGGGATGCGGAATTTCAGCGGGTCAATGCTGAAGCTGGCAGAGGCCTCCGGGGTCATTGGCATCAACCAGTCGCCGCGCGAAAAAGAAATGGACCTAATCCGCCTGAACTCTATCGTAGCTCGAGAGAATGAAAATACCCCGACACGTTGCGTTCACGTGGCGGGGTGCCGGCCTATTGCGGACCTCTGCTTGCTCAGTTCATGGTAGTCTAATCCCGCGAAGAGGGATTATCTATGGAATCTAATAATCTTAGACCCTTTTTTGCCAAAGATGCGCCGTTACTTGCTTTTACCTTACCGCGCGAAGTGCCCCCCTCCGGCCCCATATTACCGAACCCGCTTGACGTACGAATTTCCAAGGATAGCATCTTGCTGCTTTCTTTTCGGATAATTCCAGTTACTTCAAGAGAACCCGCAAAGCCCCCAAGATCAACTCCAACAGGCGCTCCAGTCGCAAGAACCCGATTTGCTTTAGTTTCTATCTTTTTACTAACCGCTGAGCCCCCGCTGCGTTTGGCATTAGCTTTTTTGCCGTGGCCACCCGAGTGAAGCAGCGATAGGGCATGCCGCGTTTGTTCGTTTTCTGAATTCATTTTATTCTCCTGGCTGGCTAGTTTACAGCAAACGCCGCTAAAAACAAATCACGGCATGCGTTTAGTACGTGGGTGATTTCTATTCTGTGTACATTACTCACTCCTTTGTAGGCTGTTGCCAGTCGGTTCCTCCGTCGGGCCATACTACGGCCCGGACATGGTCTTGGATGGTTTCTT